TTGATTCCGTCAAGTTTGCTAATCACAGCAGAGTTGTCGAATCCTCTCTGTATATCCGCCTGAGTAGCTGCTGTGGCTACATATCCGCCACCGTTTCCATTATTGCCCCAGCCGTTGTTTCCCCATCCGCAGAATACGAACAAGAAAAGCACGATAAGCCACCATGCGCCATCTCCGCCAAACATTCCATCATTTCTGTTGTTCCCGGTCAAAAGAGCAACGTCCGATGCTGTTAAATTTCCATCCATAGTTATAATCTCCTTTATTGTATATTTACATCAATCTGGCCAGATTGTAATGTACTATTTCATTCCTTTCAGCATGTGCTGGAACTGCCCTGCCATCTGCTGAACCTGATTAAGCTGTTGCTGTGAAATCCTTCCAGACTGTAGCATTTTCTCAACTTCTGCTTTCGGATCTCCTTTAAAATTCTGCTTAAACTGCATAAACTGTTGTATCATCTGCATTGGTCCATTTCCCTGTGGCATCCCACCGCCAAGTGCGTTAAATAATTGATTACTCATCTGCATTTCCTCCCTTGACTGCTGATTCCTGTACGGTATTAGCCCTAACAGGTTCAGAAAAAGAATTTAATCGGTTTATGATAGCTTCGTATTTGCCCTTTAAATCATCATATTCCTGTCTAGTGACGTACTTACTGTCCATGTTCTGAACAGGCTGTTTAGGCGGCATCTGAGTGCCTACTTCATGATACTCAAACGTCCGTAACGGCTGCGGCATACCGGAAACGTCTGTGGATTTTATAAAGAATTTTTCTGATTCTGAATCCATTAGTAAAACGCTTGTCCCGGGTGCTACCAGATAGGATTTTGCGCCGACTTCGCCGGATACCCACAGGATACCGCTATTATTCTGCTGTGGTTGCTGCACTGGTTGAGCCGGAATCTGGACAGGCTGTTGCTGGAACTGGTTCATCTGCCCAGGAACGCCAAAACTATATTGATAAGGATTGTTATATAATGCCATCTTATACACCGCCTTTCTGATTATATTTTTGCATGAAAAAGAATTAAAAAACAGACCGAAAAAGTATCGAAAAAGTATTGACATACCACCAATTTGGTGGTATTATATAATCATCAAAGGAACGGAGGAAACAGAAATGAAGAAATACAACTTATCAAAAATCATGAAAAGAGCATGGGAACTGGTTAAAAAATCTGCAATGACAATTTCCTCCGGTCTTAAGAAAGCATGGGAGGAAGCGAAAACAATGGAACAGAAATTAGTTGAACTCGTCGGAAGTCCAAAGCAGATTGCATGGGCTGAAGATATAAGAAAAAACATGATTTCATATTTATCTGCTCTCGTTAGAAAATACGAAGCTGAAGACAGACCTGCTCGCGCAGAAAAAAGAGCTAAAGATATGGAGATTCTTAGTAACATCAAAGAAGCTTCATGGTTTATCGAAAATCGCAGTTATGCCGTATATTCTACAAATTATGATTCAAACGATTTAAGCGAATTAATGGCGAACCGAAATGAAATGAATTTATATGAGCGTATACATAAATATGTCAAAGAACATTGATAGAAGGGGGGGGAATGTATGTATAAATATAATCAATCTGAATTTGAATCCATGATGGATGAATTAATGCATGATTTCAAGAAAGGCTGCGGAAAATCTGATGCCGAACTTGATGTAGCTTACAAAATCTTAAATCCCTCTCCTGTCGGCGGTTTTGTCGACAGCCTCGTTAAAATGGATAAAGATTATAGCACGAATCTATGGGAAATCAAGCGAAAACAGATCAAGAGTTTTATACCTGAATGCGACGGATACCAGTTAGACGACATCGTGGCCTATTGCCGTGCGAAATTCTTTAAAGAAGAAGTCGATCGTATCATATATGATAATTCTATCGCTGAAGAATGCGATGTTTGTGTATATGCGGACGGTACTATATTAAGTCCGGAATGGCCATATTTATGTGCAAAAGTATATGTTAGTATTAAATGGATTGACGAAAACAAAACCACTTACACCCGTATTTTCCCATCCGCGGTAGGATTCATGTCTTACAAAACAAAAGGATCTATGGAAGATGATCTGAAGCAAAAAGAAAATATGTCCACCATGGAAATGCGTGAACACTTAAAGATATCTCGAGCAGAATTCTCAAGGAGGTACAACATACCGGTTAGAACGCTCGAAAACTGGGAATCCGGAAAAAGCAAATGTCCGGATTATGTGAGACAGTTGTTAGAGCGAGCTGTCTTGGAAGATTGCGAAGTGAAATAGGAGGCGTGTAAAATGATTAAGAGAGTAAAACTTGAAACCATTTACAAAATGGCTAAAGAAGATAACGAGGAAATAAAAGATCGTAAGCTTTTTCCGGACGGATGGGATGAAAAAGTCTACGATTATTATAACAAATTGTCGAAAGAATCTTCCGACGTTGAAATGTTTATGGAATTTCTGGGCGGTGAAGATTCGCCGCTAGAAATGGCTTACGCATACAGGAGAAATATGTATATCATGCTGTACACAATGAATGCAACAGATACGTTGGCATTTGTGGATAACGAATATGATATATTCTACATCATATCAAAAGACGGCGATGAGTATAATAGTTGGGAGTGGTGTTTCACAAACAATATTGACCCAATCAAATACAGGGGTGACGATGGAGACGAACCGGTACCGGAGTGGCTCATAAAAAAATATGAAGAACAGATAAGGGAGGAAAAGAAAAAATAAGGTACAGTAGGATAAAATTTAACTTTCAAATCACTTTTATATGTGGTATAATATAGTAGAGTTTAGTAGTCCCATATTGGAATGTAAAAAGTATTATAAAATTTTACATTATTTAAAGTAGAACCATATTGGAATGTAAAAATAAGGAGGATTACAGCAAGCTCGCAACTGTTTTGGAAAGACGCAAAATAAGCCCCTGAGAGATAATCCCGGGGGCTTTCATTGTCGTCTTAACACACTTTGATTATTTTATTATTTACCCTCCGGCTTAACCGCTTTGCCGTTGATATGCTCACGTTCATCTGCTCAGCGCAGTATTCGAGCGTATATTCCTTGCATCTCAACCGGAACAATCTTTCTTCGTCCGGTGTGAAATTACACTCTATTAAGAACCTGTCTATATCTTTTTTTCGTGAACACATATAATTTCATGAGCATACCCCTTATCAATGTTAACGTTGATTCTGTGCAAGATACTCCGTGAGCTTCTGTTTTGTTTTTTTTAATTCTTCTACATTATTCCCACTAATCTGACTATCCAGCATGGTCGACAACACTTCCAGAATTAATGAATCTCGTTCTGCGATTCTCCGAAGACTTTCATAATCTCGTCTATCATGTTCTTCCAGTGTCTCTACTCGCTTATTAAGTCGGAATGCCGGGGTGATCCATTTAAAGATTACAGCCGCTGCCCCTCCAACAATAGACACCCCTCCGCAGATAGAAAGAAAAATCTGTACAAATTCTGATATGCTCATTTGCTCTCCTTTTCCCAGTAGTATACCGGGATCTCATTACCACTATCCCATGTATCGTAATATTTGCCGTTCTGTACCGTCACCACATGACCATCTATGCAGAGGATATACGTACCTGTCGGGTGGTCTGTGCAAAAGTCGTTGACTGTATAGATATACCGTTCTGATTGCTCAATCAGTTTGCGTCTGTATCCATGTTTGTAGAGGTACGCTCCCCAAACGTAATTAGCTGATGGCATATCTGACAGAGCGCATGCCTGTATCATTAATCCGGTAAAAACTGTTTCCCAATCAAAGTCGGTTGCTTTACATATTGCCCGGACAGCACAATCTCCGACTCGATTACCGGCAGGATTCGGGTTGTAATACTCCCATCTATCCATCAGTCAATCCCCTTTGCTGTTTTATATCTCTTTGCCGCTCCTCTGGCTTTTGCGGCATTCTGGCGGTTCCACTTTGCTATCATGAGCCGGTCTTGCAGTTCCCTCAGGTCGTTCTGCTTGCAGTAATCCTTGTATGCAGTATTTTGTTTCTGCAAAAGATAAGACTTCCGGTCAAGGTCTTGCTGTAATGCGAATTTCGTCTTTTCGTCCTTGCAGTTATCAACCGCCGCTTGCATTCCAAGAACCTCTCTCTTCGTCTTGCGGATTCTTCGCTCATAAGTACGTTGCCGTTGTTCTTTTTCGTACTGTTTGCCTTTGTCAGCTTTATCCTGTGCCGATAGTTCTGCATAGGGATTAAATTCTCCATCACTGGCTCCAAAACTATGCCGACAATTGACCCCTGACAGTCCACTTGCCGTTCCATATCCGGTCAATGAGAACGGTGGAAATTTCTTGCTCTTGCCAGAACGAGAGTATATCTTTCCTTGCCACCATGCGTGATTTCCAGGGTTCTCACCGCCGTCACCTGTTCTGGCTCCCATGTGCGCACTGACCAGAATTAAATCCCAGCCCATTTCTTCCATGCGTTTTATGGATATATCTCCCGTAGCCTGAGCCACGCCAGTTCTGACAGAGCGTGCAACTGCTGTTTCAATTGTATCTTTTCTGCCAGATAGATATGTTACTGTAACGCTATTGTTTACAACATTGTTAACTGCTTCTCTAATCGCTTGCGTATATCCAACTGCCCCCGTCATTACATGATTATATGCAAGGTCACATTGCTCGATATAGAGCCTTTGAGCGGCACTTGCAGTTGTTCGTGTAAAGTTCTTCCACTCGCCCATAGTCGCAAGCATATTTCGCTCCATGAGTCTTATCATAGCTGGCGACTGTTCGAGCGGTACAGGGCTTAATCCTGCCGCCTTATATACCTTATCATCATAGTTCATTGCAGTGATTCCGGCATCTTCAAACGCTTCAAGGAGTTCCTGCTGTTCGCGTTTGGTATATCTTGATAATTCTGCCAGAATATCCTCTAGCAGTTCACCCGATTCTTGTAAGGTTCTGATTCGCCATGTGTCTGCGCTGGTCAGAATATAATCCTCACCTCTGCCGATTCTTGCCATCATTCTCGACACGATCTCAGAGATGATATACTGATGCAGCTCTTCCGCAATCTGTTCACTGCCCTCTGTTATCCGGCGTAAATACTCTGGACTAAGCATAATTATTCCTCATCACCGAACAAAGCCGGTTCTTTTGGCTGTGCCTCTTCAACCATTGCCTTAGCTTCTTCCTCGGTCATTCCCTCGAATTTCACGAAATACATCCATGCCGGAACCTTTCCAGTGGTCACATACTGCCACCATCTAGCACGGTCGTTTTCACGCACATATAGGATGTCTCCGAAATCATAATTGACTTCATAAGCCCCAACCGGTGCAAGTCCGTACAGATCAGCATAAACGTTCAGCGCGTAGATTACTTCATCCAGACAGGATTCCAGTTTGTCTCGAACATCTTTGGTAAACTGGACTGTCCTCTGCTGTTCCGCTTCTACTCCTGTGGCTGTCTGTATGCCGCTAGATTCGTTGAAAACAAAGTATCCATTAGAGAATCCAATCTTGTACCCTAACTGGCTTAAAATGGCGTTTATGCCGGCTATACGGGTATCTGTGTTGAGAACCGGATTGATTTCCTGGTAGAATTCTTTCTCATCCTGCCCGAATACGTTCCTAACAAAGTGTGGCAAACTCATCTCATTTCGTCTATTTTCCAAACTCTGTGATGACATGGCTGACACGGGCGCACCGCTTGGCATCAGTAGCCTATCATCTGCCAGAACAATCTTCTGCGAATCAAAAATCTCTCCGACGTTTCTGCTGTATGCAATGTCGAGGTCTTTTAACTCCTCAATGGCTTCGGCAAATATTGGCAAACCCAATGGTGCGTTAATATCCACGTTATTCGCCTGCGGTGTCCGCAGTACTCCGTACAGAGGTCCGTCCAGTTTCTCACCGTTTGCCTTGAGTATCGGCGGCGTATCTGCCATTAGGTCAGCCCATTTGGTTTGTTTGAGGTCAATCTTGTCTCCGATGCTTTGAGGAGATTTTGATACATAGGCTCTGTTAGAAACGTAGTACGGATAGGTTGTCACTCCGTCCACTGTTGTCTCAATAAAACGATGATATTCAAGCCGTGTATAATATTTCCGTCCAACAGTATAAGAATCCTTAAATATAATCCCTTTGATTTCCTGATTATCATAATCCACAATCATCACATCTGCCGGAGTAAATACGTCAAGGCTCTCACCGTTCGGCTTAATGAACACGGTTCCGTAAGCACAGCCATATTCTACCCAGTGACGTATTTGGAAATATATTTTATCAATCTGCTCCTGTAGCCATGCCGCCCTTGCAGATCCGTCAATCTGAATGCCGATCGCCAATGTTGCGAGCCGAGCTGTCTCTGAGCAGACAGATTTCGCAAAATTAATCGTCTTGATATTATTCTTATCATCTAACCATTCCGGCGCACCTCTGTAGATGTTCGCGCACCGGTTAATCAGTGATTCCATCTCCGGGAATTCTGCTGCCTGGATATCAAAATCCTCTTCGGCTTGTTTTTTGAATATCATGTTAAACCACCTTTTTAGTGTTGTTATAAGTCCCATTTAATCTACCTTTTAAAATCCATCCATCTTACAGAAGTATCTCGCACAATAATGTCTTCATATTCTACAACTTTTAAGATTTCGTTAATGTCAGATAATCCATATATTTTTAAACCGACGCTTAAGAATTTATTTATTTTATCTGAAAAGTACCTATCTAACATTTTATGCACTGTGCCCCCTTCTCATGGACAATGGACTGGTTGCGTATCTGAGAGAATCTATCCAGTGATCGTTGCCATCTGGATAAT